AACGCATGCCAATACGCTCAGGGTTGTTGGAAGTCGATGGAATAACAAACGCGTCAAATAATCTTGAGTCAACATCAAGTGTTAAAAAATTTGAACTAACAGACAAAATCACTGGCGTTAATCCATTGGCTTGAAACATGCCGTATGTTATAGGAACAGTTAAACGCACTGCTTGCCCTTGTATATACGTGTTAACCTGATCGCTATTTGCGGAGGTTGTAACGACCATCGGATAAGATCTAGTAATATCGGTAATTTCCAATGCGCTTGGAATCTGTATCACAGGTGGCAAATACTGATTTGCATCATTTGGAATTGTCATTCATTCAATCCATGTAAAGCTGCTTTACATCAAAAAAAGGTGAGGTCAAAAGACCCCACCCAACCCATATCAAGGTTAATTTTCTAACTTGTAAGCCAACCAGTTAATTTGATCCGAAGCAGCACCAGCAGGGCTTTGAGCGCCACCAGCAAGCAACAAATAGGGTACAAATTGACCAGTGTGGAACGCTTGATACTGAAAGTTATATCCAGTTTCAACAAATGTATTTGGATCTCTCTTAGTAGATGCACCAGCAGGAGCCAACGTAGCAAAAAGCTGCGCTGTTGGTGATGCTGTAGTAAGAGGAAACGCAAATGTTGTAAAAGCTGATGAATCAATATCGACTGTCATGGTGTAATTCGTCGCATTCAATGCTAGAATTGTCCCAGTCAATTGATTCAATTCAGTCATGCCAAATGAATACGGAACGCTGAAATGAACTTTCATACCAACCACATAATAAGCTGTAGGATCAACAGAAGTTCTTACAACTGCTTGTGTAGCTTTTGTTACTTCAGTGACGTATAAATACTGTGGATCAACAGCCAAATATTTAGAAATTCTTCTAGTATAACCAGCGGTTCCAGCCGTTAAACCAGCGGCTCTTAAACCTGTCAACGTATAACCAGATCCTGAAACGCTAGAAATTTGGAAGTTCATTCCAGAAATTTGAAGCATTCCTGTAGTTCCGTAAAACTGTAAAATATCCCCTTCGGAATATGTTTGGGTTTGCGTAACTACCGCTGGACTTGCAGCCGTAATGGCTGTGATGGCATTAGCTGACTGCGCCTCCACAACTGGATTAGTAGAAACATAAGTAAAACCTGTCCCGGCAGCAAAAACACCAGTCAAATCGGCTGTAGTTTTTACAACTTTAATTCCTTGGCCAGCAGGAGATTGACCCAAACCAAATTTAGATCCAAACCAACGTCCTTGTGTAACCGTATTGGGGTTTGTAGCTGCCATCTGTGTTACGTTAAATGTTTCAACGTAATCAGGTGAAGAAGGCATTAGTAATTTTTTGGCTGTACCGTCGGAAGTGAAAGTATCGCCTGTGATAATAGTAAAAGGCATATTTTTCTCCTTATTATGACGGTTGGTAAGTTGTAACGTTTAAACCAGAAATCCAATTTTGATTTGTAATCGCGCGAGCAATTGCAAATTTCGCATACAATTGGCTGTTTTGAGCTACACTGGAAACAACCCAAGGTGGACGATATCCAATAACCGCTGTGTAATTGTTTTGTTCAATTTTGGCAGCCGCTTCAAGACCATACATCGGGATTGTATAAACAGTTCGACCTAATTGAGAAATTCCAGGAGTTTTTGCGCCTTTTGAGCTAACAAAAAATCTAAATCTAGAAATAGCGCAATATTCTTCTGGTCTTAAACCTTCCTGAGATGGATACGCGTTCTTTAATTGAACCCCTTGTACCTTCTGCAAGTCATTTGTAATATTTGTAGAAGCAAGGGCTATAAACGCGTCTCTAGTCGGGCCTGTCGAAAATTTATTTTGCGCATCGATGCTAACTAACATTGTTCTAGCATCATTACCGAGCAAAATTGTTTCGATGTTATTAACATCATTCAAAGAAATATTACTAGGTTGATCGCCGTTAGTTCCGCCTGTGGCATTAATATAAGACACTGAAGAACTAAATAAGTCTCTCATCAACAAATCTTCTTTTTCCCTGAGCCATTGACCAAG